ATCCCAGCTGAGGGGCAGACCAAGCTGATCAACGAATGGCGACGCAAGCCGTTGAACCGGCTGTTCGTCGACCCGCTTAACCCGGCAGTGCTGATCGCCGAGCAGGTCATTCCGGCCGATGAGGGCGGGCGCTGGATCCGCGAGATCGGCCTGTACGACGCGGACGGCGATCTGGTGGCCGTAGCCAACTGTGCGCCGAGCTTCAAGCCGCTGCTCTCACAGGGCTCGGGTCGCACGCAGATCGTGCGCATGAACTTCATCGTTACCAGCACTGGCAACATCCAGCTCAAGATTGACCCGGCGGTGGTGCTGGCCACGCGTGCATTTGTTGAGGAGGCGATTCTGGAAGTGCTGCCGAAGAACAAGACGCCGGGTCAATATACGCGTGTCAAAGTCAATGATCGCGGGCTGGTGGTGGAGGGTGATAACCCGAACACACTGGCAGGCATGGGTATCACCGACACCTACACCAAGACGCAGATCGAGGCGATGATTGCCCAGGCCTCGGCGTTGCCCGTCGGCGTCATGGCACCGATCCCTGTCGACAAGATTCCGCCCGGGTTTCTGGAGCTGGACGGCTCGGTTAAGAGCATTGCAGCTTATCCCGATCTGGCAGCGTTCCTCGGTACGCTCTACAACAAGGGTGATGAGGGCGTCGGCAATTTCCGCTTGCCGGAGACGCGCGCCGAGTTCCTGCGCGGCTGGGATCATGGGCGCGGGGTGGATGTTGGTCGAGCTATTGGCAGTAGCCAGCTGGGTCAGGTGGAGTCTCACGATCACGCTACTCGTTCGGGATTGGGCATTACTGGCTCTGGCAGTAATGCGTTGGTGGCGTATGCGAACACGACAGTCGGAACTCCGCTGTCGACCGGCGCGATGTCCTTCTATGGTGGGAATGAAACCCGCCCACGCAACTTGGCGGTGATGTGGTGCATTAAGGCCTGGAACGCGCCGATCAATCAGGGAAATATCGACATTCAGGCGCTCGCAGCACTGGCGACGCAAGCCACGGAGGTCAAGCTCGGAACGGCCAAGATCGCCACTCAGACGCTGACCGACTCCGGCGCGGATGACGCGACTATCGTTACGCCGAAAAAGCTGCGCTGGGGGTTCCAGATTCTCAAGGCTGCAAACGGCTATATCGTTTTCCCTTCGTGGCTGGGTGGCTTGATTATTCAATGGGGCAGCGCTCCTGTGCCGGCGAGTTCGTCGACCGCTTTTAGCCTGCCTATCCCATTTCCTAACAACTATTTCGCTGGGGTGTGTCAAAGCGGAACGTTGGGCATGGCCACGAACTACACAACCGGGTTTGGCATGCGTCCGGTGGGTCGTGACAAGGCTGAATTCCAGAACAATTACAGTGGTTCGCTAATCACGCTCAATTACATTGTCATTGGGAACTGAGGAGTCAAAAGTGTCCGACAAATTCGTAGCGTTCAATGCCGACGGCACGCTAGGGAGTCGTTTGATTCAAGGGGTTCATGCGATCCCGGAGGGGGCCACTGCGATTGATGAGGCCATGTGGTATCGGGTAACTCAAGAGGTGGATGGTGTGTGGCGCCTAGTGGGTGGCGAGCTGGTTAAGCAGCCGTTTCCCGAGGTGCTGCCGGACTATGCGCAATTGGTCGCACTGGAGCGCTACAAGCGCGAGGCCACTGGTGTACAGGTTGATGGCCTGCAAATCGAGACTACCCGCGACAGTCAGGCGCTTATCGCCAGTACCGGATTATCCGCCGTCCTCGATCCCGAATACCGCTGTAACTTCAAGACACTGACCGGCTTCGTCGAGATCGGTGCTGCGCAGATCATCGAAATTGCCAAGGCGGTGCGGACGCATGTACAGGCGTGCTTCGACCGCGAACTGTCGCTGTTGCGCGCCATTGAGGCGGGCGAGTATCGCGACGACATGCTGTCGGAGGGCTGGCCGAATTCATCGCCGCCCGAGCCTGTCGAACTGCAATAGACGCCCCGCACTGACGGGGCGTTTTCTTTTCCGTCACGCATAACACCAACACCCTCACAGCCTCGCTTATGCGGGGCTTTTCGTTTTTGGAGAACGAACTTTATGAGTTTCTTTCATGGCGTCACGACCACTTCGGTCGATACCGGGGCGCGTACGATTTCGTTACCGTCCTCCTCGATCATCGGCCTGTGCGACACCTTCACCCCTGGACTGCTCGGCGGCGGTACCGCCAAGGCCGGCGAACTCAAATTGATTACCACCGAGCGTGAAGCCATCGCCGCCTTTGGTGCGGGAGCTGCGATCACGAAGGCCTGCCAAGCGATCTACACCAAGGCCAAGGCGGTGATCGTCGCCATCGGTGTGCCGAAGATGGACGACCCGGCGCTGCAGACCTCGGCGATCATCGGCGGCGTTCTGGTCTCAGGTCAGCGTACCGGGCTGCAGGCGCTGCTTGATGGCAAGAGCCTGTTCAACGCTCAGCCGCGATTGTTGATTGCACCAGGTCATTCGGCCACTCAGGCGATAGCCACGGCGATGGACGGTCTGGCGCAAAAGCTGCGGGCCATCGCCATCATCGACGGGCCGTGCACCACCGATGAGGCCGCCATGGCCTACGCCGACAACTTCGGCAGCCGCAACCTGTTCATGGTCGACCCTGGCGTGCAGTTCTGGGACACCGATGCCAGCAAGACCGTTGATGCGCCGGGATCGGCATGGACCGCCGGTCTGTTTGCCTGGACGGATGCGACCTACGGCTTCTGGGCCTCGCCGTCGAACAAGGAATTCACCGGCATCACCGGCACCACTCGCGCCGTCGAATACCTGGATGGAGACGAGACCTGCCGGGCCAACCTGCTCAACAACGCGAACATCACCACGATCATTCGCGACGACGGTTACCGGCTGTGGGGCAACCGCACCCTGTCGAGTGATCCGAAATGGGCGTTCGTCACCCGCGTGCGCACGCTGTTCATCCTCATGGACGCGGTGCAGGCCGGGCACAAGTGGGCGGTCGACCGTTCGATCACCAAGACCTACGTCAAGGACGTCACCGACGGCTTGGAAGCATTTATGCGCGACCTGAAAAATCAGGGCGCGGTGATCAACTTCGAAGTGTTCGCCGATGAAGAGCTGAACACGGCCAGTCAGATCGAGCAGGGCAAGGTGTTTTGGCGAATTCGCTTTACCGACGTACCGCCGGCCGAGAACCCAAATTTCCTCTTCGAAGTCACCAACCAATGGATGACCGAAGTGCTTGAAGCCGCCTAAGGAGGCCTCCTGATGAAACCTGAAGTTTTGTCCAACTGCGTGGCGTTTATCGACGGCGTTAGTTTCTCCGGCGATGTGCCAAGCCTGACCTTGCCCAAGGTCGTGCTGAAAACCGAAACCTACCGGGGCGGCGGCATGGCCGGCGAGATCGAAATCCCGGTCGGTGTCGAAAAACTCGAAAGCGGATTCACCACCAACGGCGTGCGCCGTGAGGCGTTGAAGTGGTTCGGGCTGTCCGACCGCACGGCCTGCAATGCCGTGTTTCGGGGGACGTTCAAAGGCCTCCAGGGGAAAGTCACCCCGGTGATCGTCACCATGCGCGGCGGCCTGAAAGAGGTCGACATGGGCGACTGGAAGGCCGGTGAAAAAGCCGAGATCAAACACTCAATGGCATTGACCTACTACAAGCTCGAGGTCGGCGGCCGGCTGATCTACGAGATCGACATGGTCGGTATGGTGCTGGTGATCGACGGTGTCGACCAGCTCGCAGACGAACGTTCGGCCCTGGGCCTTTAAGGAAAACAAACCATGAAGCAAGACATTCAATCGACTACTGAAACGCCGCTCCCTAAATGGCTTCAACTGTCCGACGACGGCTTTCGGATTAGCCTCAAGTACCCAACCGAATTGTCCGGTGTGACCGTCGACACGCTGATGATGCGCGCGCCCTGCGTGCGGGATGTTCGGGCGGCACAAGCGTCGTCCAACGGTGACGCGGAGCAACGTGAAATGTCGCTGTTCGCTTCGCTGACCCAAACCCCCGAAGCGGATCTGATGGGACTGAAAATGGTCGACTACCTGCGCCTGCAGGCGGGCTATTTTCGCCTGGTCACGGACGAGTAAATGCGACGGCTCAACGTTGAAGCTCCTGGCCAAACGCATGGCCAAAGAAACCGGATTCTCGGCAGCTGAGATCACGGTCATGCCCTTCAACGAACTGGTGTGGTGGCTCTCTGACTGAGCCACCGCTCAACACTTTCCGACGCATAAGGCACGCTCATGGCGAAGAACCTCGCGCTTGGCTTTGTCATTGGCGGCGCCGTCGATCCGACGGTAGGCAAAGCGTTCAAGGACGTCGAAAGCAAGATCAAACATCTGGACTCGGTGGGCAGCAAGGCCCGAGTCCTGCAGAACACCATCGGCGACACCATGCGTTTGCGTGATGAATGGCGCAAGGCGCACACGACCGGTGCTGAGGGCGCCGACAAACTACTAGCCAAGTACGAAAAGAACCTCGCGCTGCTCAAGAAACAGGGCGTCGAGGTCGGACGGTTGAGCAAGGCTTACGCCACCATGGGCCGTGTAGTCGCCGGTGCCGAACTCAAAGCTCTCGGCCACCGGCAGATCGAGGAGGGCCGGTCCGGCCTGAAAAGCACCCTCGGTCAGGCTGGTGCGCTGACCGCCGCTGCAGCCATCCCGACCAAGGTCAGTGCCGACTACGGGGCGATCATTCGTGACATCGCCATCAAGGCCAACATTGCCAACTCACCGGAAGAGGCGCAGTTGTCTAAGACCGTGATCGACACGTCGCGTGATACCGGCATGGCACGCAATCAGGTGGCCGAAGTGATCAACGCCTTGGTAGGTGCCGGCATGGAGCTGGACAAGGCGCTGGCCTACGCCCCAACGGCGGCCAAGTTTGCCATCGGCCAAGGATCGGAAGGCACTGAAACGGCCAAGATGATCAACGCCCTAGGACAGAACGCCAAAATCACTGACCCCAAAGTGATGGAGAAGGCGTTGGAAGCTATCGCCTATCAGGGTCAGGCAGGCAGCTTTGAAGCGGTCGACATGGCCAAATGGTTACCCGAGTTGCTGGCCGGAATGGGCAAGCTGGGCATCACCGGCATGGACTCGGTGACGCAGCTGGGCGCCATGCTTCAGGTGCAGATGAAGACGGCCGGCGGTTCGGACGAGGCCGCGAACAATCTCAAGAACTGGATGGAAAAAATCGGTTCCGGCGAGACGGTCGACGCCTATAAAAAGGCCGGTATCGACTACAAGGGCTCGATGCAGACTGGTTTGCAAAACGGCATGTCGACACTGGAATCCAGTTTTGCCCTGGCCCAGAAGTACATCCAGGCGACCGATCCGAAGCGAGCTGCCGAAATGGCCAAGGCCACGGCCGCGATCAGCAAAGAGGCCGATCCCGAGAAAGCCAAGGCCATGATGAAATCGCTGGAGGAGGCTTTGCGCACCGGTGACCTGTTCGCCGACATGCAGGTGAAAGCAGCCTTGACGGCGTACATGCAGAACAAGGATCTGTACAACCAGTTGAAAAAAGACTCGGCCGGGGCCACCGGGATCCTCGACAAGAACCTCGCTGAGCGCCGGCAGACGTCTGCGCAAAAGTGGTCCGAGATGGCCCAGTCCATGGACGACGCCATGCGCAGCATCGGCGATGCGATCCGGCCGGTCACCGACGGCGTGGCTGACGGCATCAACAACGTCAGCCGTAAGCTGTCGGTTTTTGCCGATGAGTTTCCACGGGTCACGCTCGGCATCGGCACGGCGGTGGCTGGACTCATCGCGCTCAGAGGCGTGGTCAATGCCTACAAAGTGGGCAAGGGCCTGATGAACCTTGGGCGTGGGACCTTGATGGGCAACTCGAATATTCCGCAAAAGGTGATCGTCACCAACCTGCCAGGGGCTGGGGGTGGGCTGGATACCGGCGACTTGGATGGCGGCGATGGCAAGAAGAGCAAAGGTGGTAAGGGCGGCGGCAGCGGAGGCGGTGGGCGCGGCGGCAAAATCGCCGACGGCGTCAAGGGGCCGGCGATGCTCGCGCTCGTCGACGCCGGTTTCAAAGCCTATGACACCTACCAGAATGCCGAGACTCAGGACGAAAAGGCCGAAGGCTACGGTGAGGCAGCGGGTGGACTGGCAGGTACTTTGGCCGGCGCGGCCGCCGGTGCTGCCATCGGTACGGCGGTCCCGATTATCGGCAACATCGTCGGCGGCTTGATTGGCGGATACCTCGGTTACATGGGCGGCGATGCGGCGGGAGGTTTTCTGGGCAAAAAACTGTTCGGCACCGACGAGTCGCTCAAGCGCGTGCCGGACGCCGGGCCATTGATGATGGCCAATGCCGGAAAAAGCCTGCCGCCGGTGATGGGCGACATTGCCAAGTCCTTCGAACCCAAGGCAGCCTCTGGTGCATTGGCTCCTGCTGCAATGGGCGATGTGGCCCGGTCGTTGGCGGCGCCCGCCAGTGCCCCGGTCCCGCCTGCGCTGCTGGCCGCACCAACGCCTGTCGCCAGATCTGAGGCGCCGAAGATGGAACAACGGGTCGAGATCTCGGCACCGCTGCATATCACCGTGCAGGGCGATGCCAAGGATCCGGCGCAGATGGCGCGGGAGCTGCAGCCCTTCATCGCGCAGCAAATGCAGCAGGCCACGCAGCAGCTGCAGAACCGCAAACTCTACGACGAGCCGCATGTGTAAGGAGGGCTCATGGCCTACATGGAACAACTGCAGTCAGGGCTCAAGCAACTGGCAGCGGCAGGGGAGACCGGTCGGCGTAACCTGGACGGCATGATGGGACCGGTCAACGGCGCGATCAGCGAAATCAGCGGCGCCGCCTCGGAGCTGGAAGGCATCCCGATTGTCGGTCCGGCAATCGGGGAAAAGCTGCAGCGTGTGATGCGCGGGGTGAACGCCGCCCAGGCCAAGGTTGGGCAGGTGGTGGCCACCTACAACAAAGCCACGCGAGCCGTATCACAGATCGATGAGCGCATGGGCCAACTGAAGGAACAGGCTGCCCGGGCGTCGACCGCGATCAACAAGATCGCCGGCAAGGTTAGCCCGTCGCTGGGCAACATCCTGCCCACCGGGGCACTGGCCGGTGACGCGACACCGGTACCGGAAGCAGTGAAGCCGTTCCCGCACCTGCTGATCGTGCAGCCGTTGGATCCGAAGGCGGTGCCGTATTACTTCAACCTGGATACCGCCGCCTTCGATGAGCTGCGGCGCTCTACTGAATACCGCTGGGCCTCACAAGAACGCCTGACCCGGCGACCGGCGCAACAAGCGGTGGGCATCGGTGAGGAAAAGATCACCCTCAAGGGCGCGATCTTTCCGGGCTTTAAGGGGGGCATCAAGCAACTGGACACTTTGCGCAGCCTGGGCGCTCAGCAGCTGCCGCTGACACTCACCACTGGCTATGGCGACGTGCTCGGTACCTGGTGCCTGAAGACCGTCGATGAAGAACAGAACGCGCTGCTGCAAGGCGGTATCCCGCGCAAGCAGGCGTTTACATTGGAGTTTTTGCGTTATGGCGATGACCTGCAGAACGTCTGACGGGGATCTGCTCGACACCCTGTGTTACCACGCCTATGGGCATCTCAGCGGAACGGTGGAAGCCGTTCTCGATGCCAATCAGGGCTTGGCCGATGAGCCTCAACCTTATCGGGCTGGTATTGTGATCGAGTTACCAGATCTGCCCCCGCCGTCGGAGGACGGCATCGCGCTGTGGAATTGATGAACTACAGTTCCGACGTAGCACTTGCCGCTCCTTTAGTTTCATCCCCTTCAAAGCCCGCCCTGCGCGGGTTTTTTTTTGGAAAAAATCATGACTCCGATCTTTCGTGTTGTGGCCGATGGCGCCGACATCACTCAACGGATCAATGACCGTCTGCTGCAGTTGAAGACCACCGACAAGCCAGGTATGGAATCCGATGAGTTCGAATTGCGCATCGACGACCGTGACGGCGCGGTGGTGCTGCCTCCGCGCGGGGCCAACATCGAGATCTTCCTCGGCTATGCCGAAACCAAGCTGACCCGTGTGGGCCGTTACGTCGTCGACGACATCGAGTTGTCCGGTCCGCCGGACACATTGGTGATCTCGGGCAAGGCCAGCGACATGCGCAGCAGCGGCAAGACAACACGCAGCGGCAGCTGGGAAAATGTGCCGTTGTCGCGGATCGTCGCCGACGTCGCCGCTCGCAATGGCTGGCAGGCGGTCTGCCCGGTGCAGACCAAGGTGCCGCGTGCCGATCAGCTCAATGAGTCAGATTTCAACTTCATCACGCGCCTGGCCAAGCAATACGACTGCACGGCCAAGGTCGCCGACGGCAAACTGTTGGTAATGTCAAGGCAAGCTGGGCAGAGCGCTTCGGGCAAGGCGTTCGGGGTGGTGACGATTCAGCGCCGGGATGTCAGCCGCTTTCAGTTTCGGCTCGGCGACCGCAACACCCACAAGGCCGTGTCGACCAAGCACCAGGACAAAAAGACCGGCAAGCTCGCCGTGGTCACCCTCGACAACGATGAATCGCCGGATGGTTTGCCGCCAGTGCACACCGACAGGCACATCTACCCGAACAAGTCAGCCGCAGAAGCGGCAGCCCAAGCGCGTCTCACCGCGTTCAACCGCTCCACCGCCGGTGTCCGATTGGAGATGGCAGGGCGCACCGACCTGTTTGCCGAACGATCGATCAACGCCCAGGGCTTCAAAGTCGGTCTCGACGGCGAATACCTAGTCGACTCGGTGGAGCAGGTTTTTACCCAAGCAGGCTGGAGCACGACGGTCGAGTGTAACGGCGGCAAGAAGGGCAAGGCGAAAGCCAAAGGCAAAAAGAAAACGCCGGCGAAGGATCTGAAGGTTGTTCAGATCAAGCAGTAGTGCCGAAGTCCCACAACCGAGGAGAACCCCATGTCACTGACAGAACAACAGCTGCAACGCATCATGCCCAACGCCCGCCGCCAAGCGGGCGTTTTTGTTTCTGCGCTCAATGCGGCGATGGTCCGCCGGCAGATCAACACACCGCTACGCCAGGCCGCATTTCTCGCCCAGGTCGGGCACGAATCCGGCGAATTGAATTACGTGCGTGAGCTTGGCGGCGACCAGTACTTGAGCAAGTACGACACTGGCACTCTGGCCGCGCGGCTGGGCAACACGCCCGAGGCCGACGGCGATGGCCAGCGCTACCGTGGTCGTGGGCTGATTCAGATCACCGGCCACAACAACTATCTGCGCTGCAGCTTGGCGCTGTTCGGCGACGAGCGTTTGCTGCGCACGCCGGAGCTGCTGGAGCTGCCGCAGTGGGCCGCCGAGTCGGCCGCGTGGTTCTGGTGGGTTCGTGGGCTGAATGCTCTGGCGGATCAGGGCGCGTTCGAGGAGATCACCCGCAAGATCAACGGCGGCCTGAATGGTCTGCAGGAGCGTCTGCAGTTGTGGGAGCGGGCGAGGGCGGTGTTATGCGCCTAGGCGAAAAGATCCCGGTGCCGTATCGGCTGTTTGGCAAAGTGGTGCTGCTGACCACTCTGGTCGGCGGATCCGCTGCTATCACCTGGCAAGTGCAGGATTGGCGCTACGGCAAACAACTCGCCGAACAGGCCCGCCTCCACACTGAAGCCCTCAATCAACTGGCCCTGGCCTCGGCCGCGCAGCAGCGTGCCGAACAAAACAAACGCCTCGCGCTCGAGCAGCGCCTGGCTACCAGTGAACAAACCCATTACCGAGCCTTGAGCGATGTCCAACGTGATCAGGATCGCCTGCGCGACCGCCTTGCCACTGCTGATCTGCGCCTGTCAGTCCTCCTCGATGCCACCACCGGTGCCGGCAACGGATCGATGCCAACCGCCACCACCACCGGCAGCGTGGTTCATGGCACCACAAGAGCCGAACTTGACCCAGCGCATGCTCAACGAATTATCGGCGTCACCAACGACGGCGACCGGGGGCTGATTGCCCTCGCGGCCTGTCAGGCATACGCCAAAGAAGTATCAAAACCGAAGTGAAAAAGAGCGGCCGGTCCGGATGCGTCAACATTCAGAACGGCCGCCGTCCCTGCAGATGGTCCCTGCAAGTCCAGCCAAGGCTCTTGCTCCGTGCACAAAGCGCGGCGAGCCTAGCACCTGTTTATCCATACAGTAAAGGTCTTGCTTTCATGTCTACACCCATCATTCCTTGGATGGGCGGCAAACGCCGCCTGGCCGACCGCCTCATTCCGCTTTTTCCGCCGCACGAATGCTACGTCGAAGTCTTTGCCGGCGGTGCCGCGCTGTACTTCATGAAGCCGCAACCATCGCCCGTCGAAGTTCTCAATGACATCAACGGCGACCTGGTCACGCTTTACCGTGTCGTGCAGAACCACCTCGAAGAGTTCGTGCGCCAGTTCAAATGGGCGCTCAGCTCGCGGCAGGTGTTCGAATGGCAGAAAATGACCCGCCCCGAAACCCTCACCGACATCCAGCGCGCCGCCCGATTCTTCTACCTGCAGCACCACGCCTTCGCCGGCAAGGTCTCGGGGCAGACGTTCGGTACGGCGACCACCGCCCCGGCCATCAACCTGCTACGCATCGAGGAAAACCTCTCGGCCGCATGGCAGCGCCTGTCCGGCACCTACGTCGAAAACCTCCCCTGGCTTGAATGCGCGGAACGCTACGACCGTGCCCACACCTTCCACTATATGGATCCGCCTTACTGGCAGACCGCCGGCTACGGCGTGGACTTTCCTTTCGAGAACTATGAACGGATGGCCGACTTCATGCGCCGCTGCAAAGGCAAAGTGATGGTCAGCATCAACGACCACCCGGACATCCGCCGTGTGTTCGAGGGCTTCCACTTTGAGACTCTGGACATCCGCTACACCACAGCCAATCAGCGGCAGGGGAAGGCCGAAGTCAGTGGCGAGCTGGTAATCATGAACTGGGAGCCGGTAGCGTTGGGTGGGTTGTTCTGACGGATGCTGGTTGTCATTTCTTTAGTTCCCGCCCTCCCGTTTATCCGATATTTCCTCCAGAAATTGACCGAGTGCCGTTCTGAACGTTAACTGTATATTCGTACAGTATCGGAAGTCGTGCGTCATGAGCTTTTCAATCCTAGGCCCTATTGCTGTGGCCGGTCGGAAATTACCTCTTTGTCTTTTTCGGGTGCCGGCAGGTTTTCCTTCGCCGGCAGCGGATCACATCGAAACCCACATCTCACTCGACGAAGTACTCAACATCCGGGCTCCGCATGTTTATTTGGTGAAAATTGCCGGAGAGAGCATGCAGGGGGCAGGAATCTTTGACGGCGATTTGGCGGTAGTGGATCGTTCATTGGAGCCGGCTCACGGGCATATTGTTGTTGCGCTGCTTAACAATGATCCGCTTTGCAAGCGGCTGTGCATCCGTGGAAAAGAGGTGATCCTCCTGTCCGAAAATCCCAAGTATCCACCGCGTTACGTGCTGGAAGGCGATGAATTGGCGATCTGGGGCGTGATCATTGGTAGCGTGCGCAGTCATGTCTAGGCAGGTGCCGGTGTTCGGCCTGATCGATTGCAACAGTTTCTACGCCAGCTGCGAGCGAGTGTTCCGTCCTGACCTGGCAAAGGTCCCCATCGTTGTCTTATCGAATAACGACGGCTGTGTCATTGCCCGCAGCTACGACGCCAAGCCATACGTAAAGATGGGCGAGCCGTACTTCCAGATCAAACACAAGCTCAAGCAGCACGGCATCGTCCCGTTTTCCTCGAACTACGCGCTGTACGGTGACATGAGTGAGCGCGTCATGACGCTGATTGAGTCCATGGTGCCCGCGGTCGAGATCTACAGCATCGATGAAGCCTTTGTCGAACTCACCGGCATCAACGATTTGGACGGCCTTGGTCGAAAAATTCGGAGTCAGGTGTTGAGGTGCGCTGGCATTCCAGTCGGGGTTGGTATTGCTCACACCAAGACGCTGGCCAAGCTGGCCAACCATACGGCCAAGCGCCTTCAGGCGCAGACGGGCGGTGTCGTCAATATTTGCGACCCAACTAAGCGTGACTGGGTATTGCGCAACACCGACGTTTCAGAGGTGTGGGGTATAGGGCGTCGAATGAAAGCGCACCTGGATACGATGGGAATCAAGAGTGCGATGGATCTGGCAAAAGCTGATCCTTGGACGCTACGCAAAAACTTCAGTGTGGTGGTCGAAAAGACGGCGCGCGAACTGGCCGGCACCCCCTGTCTGGAACTGGATGACCCCGATCCTCCGAAGCAGGAGATCTGCTGCAGTCGAATGTTCGGCACCCGGCTGACGGAACTGGCACCGATCAAGGAGGCGGTGGCCACATACATGATGCGAGCCTCAGAAAAGCTCAGGGCGCAAAACTCGCTGTGCAAGAAAGTGCGCGTGAGCATCCGCACCGGGATGTTCAATCCTGAAGAAGCGAAGTATGCCAATGGTGTGGTGATCGATATGCCTTATCCCACAGACGATGTCCGGCTCCTGACCAAGGTCGCAGTTGATGCGCTGGATCGGGTATATCGCCCTGGTTTCAAGTACAGCAAGGCGGAGGTATTGCTGATGAGCCTGTGTCAGCCAGGCCAATACACGGATGATCTGTTTGCGGTTTCTCAACCGACCGAATCTACCAGGGTGATGGCCGTACTGGATCAGATCAACGAACGGTGGGGAAGGGGGACGCTGCGAGCGGCGAGTGTCCCTAGTAGCCCAGCGTGGGCCATGCGGCGTGAAATGATGAGTCAGAGCTACACGACTCGCTTGGACCAATTGTGGACGATCAACTGTAGGTAGTAAATCGTCCGCTATCGGCCAGAAGCGGACGTTCGCAAGCGAAAGCTAATGGCCAAAGCTGACTGTGGCTAGGCATTAGCGCTTGCATAACATTGCGAGCTGCATGTATGCAAAAAGATGCCTGCCCTTGGGACATTTCGGAGACGCCAGCCTCGACGCTTTGTCGTTTTATGACACTTGCGATGGGATGACGTGGGGTATGTGGGTATGATACAGCCCGGACGGATCTCCCAGAGCACGGTCGAAATGGACAGGTTGACTGCCGAAAAACGCAGTTGGCTCATGAGCCGCATTAAAGCTAAGAATACCCAGCCGGAGCTCGTTGTTAGACGGCTGATTTTCGGCATGGGTTATCGCTATCGCCTGCATGATAAGCGCCTTGCCGGCCATCCTGACCTTGTTTTTCCTGGTCGGAAGAAAGCGATTTTTGTCAACGGCTGCTTTTGGCATGGGCACGTCGGATGCCGCTACGGGCGGCTACCCAAAACGCGCGTAGAGTTCTGGTTGGCTAAAATTGAGCGGAACCAAGCGCGAGACAAAGAAAATATTGCATCGCTCGAAGCCAACGGTTGGCGTGTGCTAACAGTCTGGCAATGCGAGTTGAAATTTATCGATTTATTGGCGGCTAGACTAAATGAATTCATCGAACACGATTAAGACACGACCTATTGGCATCGATCTATTTGCAGGTGCTGGCGGGATGTCCCTCGGTTTCGAGCAAGCCGGGTTCGACGTAGCTGCAGCGGTCGAAATTGATCCCGTTCACTGTGCGACACACGAATACAATTTTCCAAACTGCAAAACGATTTGCGCAAGCGTTACCGACGTGAGCGGAATCGAAATCCGTCGTCTCGCAGGTTTGGGGGATAAGGAAATCGACGTCGTATTTGGCGGTGCTCCATGCCAGGGCTTTTCGCTGATCGGCAAGCGTGCCTTGGACGACCCAAGAAATCAGCTGGTTTTCCATTACGTCAGAATCGTCGAAGAGCTGCAGCCGAAATATTGTGTATTCGAGAATGTAAAAGGACTGACCCTGGGAAAGCATTCCGAATTTCTGAAAGAATTGATCGCTGCCCTTGGTGACGCCGGCTATGACGTGGTTCTTCCATATCAAGTGCTAAACGCCGCACATTACGGCGTGCCACAGGATCGCAAACGGCTCTTTTTGATGGGGACGCGACGTGGGCTCAAAGCTCCAGAATATCCGACTCCTCTAGATCATGGAGTAACGGTGCAAGAAGCTATTGGTGATTTGCCCGACGCGAATAGCTTCGGCGAGCTGTTAGCTAGCGATGCAGTCAGGGCAAAATGGGCGACAGACTCGGTCTATGCTCAACGACTCCGTGACCTTCAAGCAGATCCGAGCGACTTTAGTTATAAACGAATCTTCGACCGCGATCTCCTGACCTCTAGCCTACGGACAGAGCATACTGCATTGTCGCAAGAGCGCTTCATGGCTACAGAACACGGTAAAACCGAACCTGTTAGCCGTTTTCGTAAGCTGCCACCTGATGGCCTCTGCAATACCCTTCGTGCAGGGACGGACAGTGCCCGCGGCGCCTTTACCTCCCCAAGACCTATACACCCTTACCTGCCACGTGTTATCACCGTTCGGGAAGCAGCTAGATTGCATTCCTTCCCGGATTGGTTTCGTTTCCACGCAACCAAATGGCACGGCTTTCGTCAAATAGGCAACAGCGTTCCACCCTTGCTAGGGCGCGCAATCGCCTCATCGATAATATCTGCACTTGGTGTACAACCTATAAAGCCTACAAGAATTCTTGAGCAAGGTTCAAACACGCTTCTCGGTTTTGATATGGGTACAGCAGCCCGGTACTTCGATGTACCTCGCGATACAATCGCCCAACGGACACGAAAAAATAGTGTCCCCCTTAGTTTGGAAGAATCTGATGCTTAAGGAAAAGGCACCACAGACAAACCGCTACAAGGCAATTATCGCCAAGATATTTGAAAATCATTACACTCCAGAAATGAGAGAGTTTGAGTTTTCGCGCGCAGAAATAATAGACATTGCTGCTGATCTAGGTATAGCTTTGCCAAAAAACATCGGGGATATAATTTACTCCTTTCGCTACCGCTATGAATTGCCAGAGTCCATTCTTGCGACCGCTGCAAGAGATATGGAGTGGATCATCAAGGGATCTGGCACTGCCTTGTATCGGTTCAAGCAAGTCAAACTTAACCGGATCATACCTAGGGAAGAGTTGATAACGGTAAAGGTGCCAGATTCAACACCAGAAATCATAGGCGCATATGCGTTAAGCGACGAGCAGGCGCTTCTAGCTAAGGTTAGATATAATCGCTTGATCGATATATTCCTCGGCATCACTGCGTACTCATTGCAAAATCATCTTCGTACTCATTTAAAGGCCGTAGGTCAAATTGAAATCGACGAAGTATATGTTGGCGTTGATAAGCATGGACGCCAGTTTGTCGTTCCGGTACAGGCGAAAGGTGGTAGTGATAAACATGGAGTTGTGCAAACGGACCAAGACATTGCGTATTGTCAGAGCAAATTTCCCGATCTACTCTGTAGAGCTGTGTCTGTTCAGTTCATGACAAATGGAAGAATTGCTATGTTTGAACTGATGGTTCAAGACGACGAAATTAAGGTTGTTGAAGAACGACACTATCAGCTTGTGGCTGCCTCCACAATTACTAATAATGATTTACGTACCTACTCATTGCATAGCGATTAAACTCTTTGCACTTCAATGTGGGAAGGGAGGTTAAGGGGGCGCCTCCCGCCACAGGTAATTGCATGGTGCGCGACGGCCTCATCAGTCCTACAACGAGCCCCACTGGAACTCTGCAGTCTCTGAGCGACGCATCCTCTAGAACGCTTTCTTTCCGCCATAGCCGTCATTTGTAATTGGTGGCAATCACACCAAGTGACATTGGAATGGCGTCTGCCGTAGAAGACATGAAAAATTTAGACTGACGTGAACCAAAACGTCATCGACAGCTTACTTCAAATCATTCGCTACACTCTCTCCCATCTTAGAACAGGCAACTGCCGCTGCCATTAATGCTTCAAGGGTAAATCGACGATAAAATTTGATGAAACCTAGGTAAAACGTGTAAGAAACGAAAATTATACTCAAAGACACCACCATAAACATAAGGATGCTGGCGCCACTGTATGCCAAATGCCAAACTGCAACCCAAAATAAGATCACGAAATAAAACGTCAATGTTCGCATCAGGCCAAATAAAGCAACATAGTTCTGCATCTTCGGAACGTGGTTCACGGAATGCTCAAGGGCAAAGTGATAAATAAACAAAAAATAATTTGTTTCTCTGATGGTTTCTTTTGGAGGGGCCTCAAGACCAGCAAACCTCGATAGAATTATCGCGGCCTTTCTCTTTATAATGGTTTTCATCATTGGGTCAAGCTCTTTATTGACTAGGTTTTTAATTCCAAAAACATAATTAACGAAGAAATCGACCGCACTTATTGGTAATAGAATAAACGCCACTGTCGCTCTAGCTGAGTTATTTTTTATATTGTCGCTACCTGATAAAAAATAGCTATCCTGATACATCCCAAGAAGTGTCTTTGATGGGAATCCGTACATCCAATTTAGATGCTTCTCCACTGTCATTGCAGATATGAAATTTATGAAGTGTCCGCTTATGTAAGCTAGTAGAATCAGCGGTGTGTAGAGCTCTACCCCTTTCAGATCAGCCACGCTCACAAACTTAAATAAGGCGCTGTCTTTTATTGCGGCATGAGACGATACACTGATTAGTAAATAAACAAACAGCGAGCCGGGTACGAAGTATCCAAGAAAATCATAAAACGAGAATGGATTTTGTTTAATTTCCATATTCTATTCCGCAATGACATTTTGGGGCGCCGATTAGGAGGCGTTATGAGAGCGTAGCACTGAATTACGCAAAAACTCGAGATCCTTAATTCTTGTTCAATTGATGCAGAGGCATCGCCTGATATTATGCGGTGCCAGCAGTTATCTTTTTCAGGATCGGTGGATAATCTATGAACGCAAAAGTCTCAACATCGTTTCTGTAAGGGCCGCTGCATTTGCTTCCCAGGCCTCCATGGACGTAACCGCGTTAACGATAATACTTTCTGCTGCGTACTCCGAAAACCGTTGGTTGTCCTCTCCATGCTGTGTCGACAAGGCGTGCTGGTCTTAGTCGCCCCTAGTTGTAAATATCTAGCTGACCGCTTTGGACCGGAAGCTGCCGCACACGCAATGCCGATTTTGGCCGATTGCTGCCTGCGAAGACGATATTAGGATTGCCGTATCCGCATAATCGCATCTGTGATCGCTTTTGCATTTGTGTCTAAGGTCCCCATAGCCATCACAGCGTTATCTGCAACCACTGCCGCGCCACTGGCTGCAAGCCAAACGGCAACCTCCTCGATTGCCGCCGCCAGTGCATGCTGGTTGTGCAGGAGCAACGTCAGGGCGTCAGCAGTGGCGATATTAGAAGCTGAGTTATTTGGCATGCGATCCATCCTGGAAATGAGGTGTTCGCGAAGCCTAGCTCATGCGGCCGCAGCAGAGAGGCACTTAGATACCGCATGCTTAAAAATTGCTACAACGCGCAGATGATTTGAGACTTCAGCCAATCAGTTGGGGGGGTAGGCGGGCTACTGCATCCAATCCATCATGGGCGCGACGGAGAAACGGCGGGAGAGTGGGGCGGGTGTGGCGGTGATTGAGGGCATTGGGGGTACGGAATCGGTGTGACTGGGAGGTGGGGGAGTTTATCAGGAATGACCGCTCGGGCTCAGTGATATCCGGCGGAAATACAACCTCATCAAGTGTGGGATTAAGCAAGACAGCCATGAAGTGGACTGATAGCATCGGGCTATCAACAAGAGTGAGGAAGGGATCCCATGCTGAAAAAACTCGCATCATCTGTACTTGTCGCCGGCGCTCTGCTTGCCTCCGCTCAAGGGGCTTTCGCCGAAGAAAAGCTGTTCAAAAACTACGTCTACCAAACCCCACTCGCCAAATTCACCGAAGCGGCCAGTTACTACGACTGCTCCGAAGACGTTGGCGGAACCGCGAGATGCATCGACGATGTGGATTTCCTGGAAGAGAAATTCACTGTCGCGCTCATCTTCTCGGGTGACAAGCTGATGATGGTTTCACTCATCAGCTCGTTTGATCAGAACCTGTACGTCAAAGCCATCGCGGGGCTTTCAAAATCATTCACGCTGGTTTCCATGAGCGATGAAAAGTCCATCCTGGATATGTTCGATACCGCGAGAAAGTCGAGAAGCACTGAAGAGCTGACGACGAAGATTTCCAATTTTGAACAGGTTGGTCTGGCGTCTGGGAATCTGACTTATACGTTTCTTGAAGGGTTGAACGCTAAAGGGCAGACCAATGCTGTTAGTGCGTTAGCTGCTGCGCCGGAAAATATTCGGTCCGCTGAGTTGGTTATGGTGGGGCAGGGGGCTGATTCGGGGATGATTATTCGGTTTACGTTTCCGCGGTTAGAGGCGAATAAAATTTTGGCTGAGGCTAAGAAGCCGGTTGAGTCGTTTTAA